AAGGTAGCAGCGTGAGTTGTTGCTTGTTTCAGGATGGCCGTGAAACTCGACCCGCACTAACTGTTAGCTTTCGCTTGGAGCGAGGCGGTCAGTTTGAAAGCGGATTCCAATTTTCCTATACCTAGATGTAATCCTGTTGAATACAAGACTGAAATTTATTGTTATTTATGCGTTCGCCGTGGCTGTAGCGGCTTCGGTTATTTATTTATTATTCTTCAATTCGGAATTTCCGTTAATGGGCCAATAAAATGGACAATAGAAAGTTTCAATCAGCGGCCAGCGCCACGCCGCCCACAGCGCCGGCATCGCCTAGCAGCGGCTATCCGACCAACGGGAACCCCGGCACGGGAACCCCGGCGACGCTGCCCGGCGAGTTCTGGTTTCATAAAATTGGCGAGGAACTGCGGGCGGTTATTACTGGTGCGGGGATTACGAATTCTGATGCTGATTTAGCGCAATTGTTGGCCGCCATAAAATATCATGCGATTAACGAGCAGAAATTAACTCATCAAATTTTTACCACCGGCTCGGCAACCTACACGCCGACAGCCGGAACCAATAAGGTTCTGGTTGAGGTGATCGGCGGCGGTGGCGCCGGTGGCGGTGCGCCTGCGACGAGTTCAGTTCAGTTTTCAGTGGGCGGCGGCGGCGGTTCTGGCGCTTATGCAAAAAAATTAATCACCTCGGCTTTTAGCGGTGTAACCGTCACAGTCGGCGCAGGGGGTACAGCGAATAGCGGGGCTAGTGGCGGAAACGGCGGGACTTCCTCGTTCGGTGCGCTTGTATCGGCAGCAGGGGGAGGAGGAGGAATAAGCGCCGGGCCATCGGGTAACATTTTCAACGCCTCAGGAGGAGGAGGCGGAACGTTACCCACGACAGGCGATATTAATGCCGGAGGATCATCGGCCACATGTGGCATGGTAAATTATGCGGCGGGTATCGCACTGGGGGGGACGGGAGGCTCATCAACATTAGGCGGCTCTGGGTTTGGCTCAGCAAACTCCGTTGGCGGACTTGGACAAGCGCCTGGTGCGGGTGGTGGCGGCTCTTCAAACAACATCTCAAATGGCGCCAGTATCGGTGGGGCAGGCGCCAAGGGAATAGTTATTGTCTGGGAAATGTCTTAGAAGCTTCGCAGTTATCCACAAAATCTGTGGATAACTGCCATTTTTTTGCACTTTTTTTAGTCCAATTTTTTGATAAAATTGGGATTTTGTTAGATTGGCTAATTTTTAGCCAGTTAGTTCCCACCAACCCACCCCGCCCATGTAGAGACGCAATATTTTGCGTCTCTACACCTCAAAAAAAATTAAGTAATACCAAGACACCAGAAAACATATAACGCGTCGCTAACAGGCTGTTTTGCGGTTTTTTGCGTGGTTTATTTTATAGTTTCCTGATTATCAACAATCCACAACGGCCTGCAAAGCCATCTACGGCGGTTCGATTCCGCCCGCAGCCTTTAGGCATTATTTCAATTCCAGGTGAGATTCAACCTGTGTCAATACATCGCCATGTAAGCCATCTGCTTTAGCTTTTGGTGCCATGGCAGTCAGCACTGGAACAAGCACAATCAATATAAAACTAATAATTAATAATAATTGTGGGACGTTTTTTTCAGTTTCCAAACCATGCGCTTTTTTAATCTTGTTGCGCTCTTGTTTATGTATTTTGGTAGATTTCAGTGGGTTCATTTTTTAATTTTTACCATTAAATAAGAATTATTCTCATCTTCTTCTTTTGATTAAAGAAAGACTAAAGAAAGACTAGCAAAAAAATGTCGATCTCTGTAAGCCTTGGCGTTCGTGGCCTGTAGAGATTTTTTTTTTTAAAAAAATACCTGAGAACACGATAGTTTGATACCTGAGAACACGATAGTTTTATACCTGAGAACACGATAGCAATACCTGAGAACACGATAGTAAATACCTGAGAACACGATAGTAAATACCTGAGAACACGATAGTCATTTTTTATTAACGATGACTAAATCACCATCGAAATTATGGTCTTCCAGGAAGTTTATTTTTTTTAATTCATCCAATGCGATCTTTAAGTTTTGTTTGAATTTTGCTAAACTTTTGATCTTGCTGCCAGACAGTTTATGCAGAGTTTCAATTTTTATCGGATACGGTTTATCATGGCTGCTATAAAATCCATGTAAATACTGTGCGAGTTGACTTTTCCTAAATACCAGGCGTTCATCCCAATCAATCCATGTGTGTTGCTTGTAGAGATTAATTAATTGCCGGTTAAGCTGTAAAACATAACGCTGGGTTTCTTTGTCGCGCGTGCCTTGCAGGATCATCGCGCCGAAATATTGCCCGGCATTGATGTTAAGGTGACAAACAGCCAAACGTGTAATGCCTTCATAAAGCCGGTTATATTCATCAGCTCCAGTACCCAATTCCAAAGCTTTTAAAATCTCATAGGCAGTAAATTCACAAATATCCCCCAAGGGGCTTTTCCTGCATAAATGCACCAACGTTTCCCAGAGTGTTAAATCTTCCTGATTTAATACATAGCCGTCATATTTGATAGTTATGCCGGACTGACTTTCTACAAATTCCAATACCAACCGTTCACGTATTGCCGTGCTTTTTATAGCAGGAAATAAAGCAGATCGTAGAAAGCTGTTTGGCGTTCCACGTTTTTTATCAGGCCATTCAGGGAGCATAATTTCTTTTAACTCATTCTTTTCTTTGGCTATCTGTTGTAATTTGGCAAGTTTTTTAGTTGTTTTGTCTATTTCGTCGGTCATTAGTAATGAAATATTATCTATACGCATTGGAATCCGCTTTCAAACTGACCGCCTCGCTCCAAGCGAAAGCTAACAGTTAGTGCGGGTCGAGTTTCACGGCCATCCTGAAACAAGCAACAACTCACGCTGCTACCTTCTCTGGTTGATATATGGCTCCACTCATGGCTAACCCAGCCATTTTTATATTTATGGCTGCATTCAAATCCCTATCAAGAGACAATCCGCAACCACATTCATAAACTCTTTCGCTCAATTTCATAGGCTTTATTTCGCCACAACTTGAGCACGTCTTGGTACTCGGAAACCAGCGACTAATTTTAACCACTTCTTTTCCGTACCATTGCGCCTTGTATTCAATCTGCCGGTTTAGCTCGAATATACCCACATCTGCAACCGCTTTTGATAACTTGCGATTCTTCAACATGCCGGATACATTCAAATCCTCAACACAGATAACATCATTTTCACTCACAAGTTTAGTCGTGAGCTTGTGCAAGAAATCCTTCCGAGAGTTGGTTATCGTCTCATGAATCCTCGCTACAACAATCCGTTGCTTCTTCCATCCGTTACTACCTTTCTTTTTCCTGCTTAAAACCCGTTGCGCCTTCTTGAGCCTACGCTGGTAATAATACGTATACTTCGGTGCGCCTGAGTGAAATCCATCACTGGTTACAACTACGTCCTTTATGCCGACATCAATACCGACAACCTTTCCAGTCATTGGCATTAAGCCCTGCTCAACCTCGCACATGAAACCGACAAAATACTTGCCACTGGCAGACTTGCTAACCGTAACCATCTTGGGTATTCCACCGGGTACTTGTGACCATTTCACTTTCAATTCGCCAAGTTTAGGCAACTTCAGCAACTCACCAGCACGAAAATTATTCAGTACAATCCGTTGATCCAGTTGATACCTGATACTTTGTGCATGGCTCTTTTTCTTGAACTTTGGGAACTTTGCCCGGCCCTTAAAAAAGTTATCGAACGCCTTATCCTGGTCAATCAGTTTTTGGTTCAACACACCGGCTGTTGCATCACACAACCACGGATATTCTGTTTTCTTGTACTGGGTAATATGTCGGCTCAAATCGTTTGAGTTCAGGCTAACATCCCAGTTTTTATAGGCATAATCCCTCTCAATCAATCCACGATTCCAGACAAACCGCGCACAACCGAACTCGATAGCCAGTTGTGCAGCTTGTGCTTTTGTTGGTTCAAACTTGAATTTATAGGCTTTCATGATTTTCATGTGTATAATATAGCACAGTAAAACACACATGCACAGTAAATTACACATGAAATCAAAAATAAAAACAGTCCGATTCCAGATTGTATTACCCGAATACCTGAAAATAGAGCTTGTTAAAGCCTCTGAAAATCTAGGTGTGTCTATGTCCGAATACATAAAAGATGCGCTTAAAGAAAAATTAAAGCAGAAAGCGGATGCCATTTAAATCGGCCCTCGCGTTCCGCGCTCCACTTCGTTACGCGACTCCACTGGGGGGTCGCGCTCATCCATGATCGCTTCCAATGTTTTATTTTAATGCAAGCAAGTCATTGCTTGTTTTTTGATCTTAATCCTGTTATTTTTGAAAAATGAAACTATTAAATTATGTAAATTCTATAAGGGACGAAATAAAAACAATTGGAAACTATATGGCCATATCGAAACAAAGTGGCGTTAATTACCATTGGCTAACAAAATTTGCACAAGGAAGCATTAAAAATCCAACGCTTATAAATATACATAAATTGGAAAAATTTATAACAAACAATAATTCAAAAAACGATAGTTAAATACAAAACGCAAAACTATCCAATGCCACCCAAAAAGCCACTCAGCCAGCGGCTTAACGGCACACAGGCAAAGCTAGACAACTAAAACTTCCGACAGGATTGGATGTTATGTACTAATGCAAGCGCAAGCTTACACCGCACGGCCATTGAGCCATTCTTTCAGCGCGTCATTTATGCGCGTCTGCCAGCCTTTGCCTGTGGCGCGGAAAGCTTCAAGCACTTCAGGATCAAGGCGTATGGCGAAGGCTATCTTGGGTGAATCAGAACGTGGCCTGCCGGTCTTTTTAGGCGCTGGAAAGTTCATTCAAAGCAATTTTATCAATGCGGAAATAACCGCTATTTGTTCCAAATCGATACCTATATCCCATTTAACCAGCCTGTTTTCCAGTTCCAGCAAATCTGTTTTAGTGGCATGGTTGGAAAGATCAACGCCTTGTGCCGCCCGTACCGTATCGATTAACACTTCAGCTTGTTCATCGGTAAAACCGGCTTCGGTCAGTTTTTTAATAAACGCGTGGGTATCGAAAGTAACTGTAGTCATGATTTTTAATTCCTGTTGGGTGAAAGTTTCAACTTATTGTAGATACAAAAACCCAAATAAACCAGTTTTTGTTTATACAAAAAATAAAGGTAGAGACGCAAGATTTTGCGTCTCTACGGGGATGGCTTATGGCTAGACTGCTCATCGGCTTCACAGGCCGCAAACAATCCGGAAAAACCACTGCCGCTAAACATCTGATGAAGTCGGGCTTTGTCGGCCTGTCGTTTGCGCATGGCATCCGTATGATGCTAACGGGCTTACTGATGACCTTGGGTTATGGACGCATCCGGATCGACGAGTTGATGAATGAAGACAAGGAGCAGTCGATTCCCCCGTTTTACAAATCCTGCCGGCAAATGATGCAGTTATTGGGGACGGAGTGGGGGCGTGATTTGATCCATCCGGATATATGGGTAATTGCGGCACGCGCCCAGATTGAGCGCTATGGCGATGCGGATATTGTGTTTGACGATGTGCGCTTTGAGAATGAGGCGTCGATGATTCGCGAACTGGGCGGGTTGATTATTCATGTTGACCGCCTGGGGAATGATGACAATGACAGGCATCGCAGCGAGGATGGTATTTATGATCAGACTGCTGACCGGTTTATCGATAATGACGGGGATCTGGAAAGTTTTTTGACGGATGTGCTGATTGTGGTTGGCGGGCATGATGGCAAGGATCGTGTTGAATGAAGTTCAAAACCTACAGATTTCGGGTTTTGGATAGTTCAAAACCCGCAGATTTCGGGTTTTGGATAGTTCAAAACCCGCAGATTGGCGGTTTTGAATAATGCTTATTTTGCAAAATAAGACAAAATCCACGGCATGAAACCTTCAACCGGCCAACCGCGCTCTAAAAAACCGTATTTTGACGCGATCAATGCGGTTGCGTCGCCCCGTTTTGAATCGTTGCTTAGGCAGTGGTTGCCGGATGGCAAGCAATCAGGCGCCGAGTATGTGGCGCGCAATCCGACGCGCAGTGATGGCCATGCCGGTTCATTTTCGATCAATGTTAATTCGGGCGTGTGGGAGGATTTCGCGACCGGCGACAGCGGCGGCGATCCTGTTTCGCTGTACGCTTATCTTTTCCACAATAATAATCAGGGTGACGCGGCAAAGGCCTTGGCTGAACAGTTCGGGCTTTCCGAACAGTTGCAGGGCGGTTCAACTCGCGCCAAGCCTGTAACACAACCAAAATCCGCCAAGGTTTCGCCCTGGCAGCCCCTCACCCCCGTTGACCCTCCGCCGCCGCCCAAGGCGCACGTCAAGCGCGGCCTGCCGGAACAGGTGTGGTGTTATCGGGGCGAGGCGGGCAATACCCTGGGCTATGTTTACCGCTTTAAAACGTCGGATGGCGGTAAGGAAGTGTTGCCGCTGTCATGGTGCAAGCACAAGTTAACGGGGCTTGAGGAATGGCGTTGGATGGCGTTCGCAAAGCCGCGTTGGTTGTACGGCCTGGATCGTCTTGCAGCCAAGCCGGACGCACCGGTTTTGATCGTCGAGGGCGAGAAATGCGCCGACGCAGCGGCTGCGCAGTTGCCCAACATGGCGTGCGTGTCGTGGCCTGGTGGTGGCAAGGCGGTTAATAAAACGGACTTTTCGCCGTTAGCTGGCCGCGATGTGATTATTTGGGCGGATTGCGATGCGCAACGGGATAAAGCCGGTGTGTTGCTGCCACAGGACAAGCAGCCAGGCTGGATGGCGGCGCTAAAAATTGCGTATATCGTGACGAACTTGTTGCCGAAAAACGGCGGCAGGCTTTGGGTTATGGACATTCCCCCGCCGGGTGAAAAAAAGTCCGGATGGGATGTGGTGGATGCAATAGACGAGGGCCTGACGGGTGAGGCCTTGCTTCAGTATTTACGCGATAACAGTAAGCTGATGGCGGAAGCGGATTTGGGCAAGGCGGCTTATAAAAGCAGCGCTGATCCGATATTGGCTACCGCGATTTCAAGACAACTTTTCGAGGACGAACTGAACGCGGCCGGGGCGGATGTTGACGCTATTTTGCGCATTTGCTCAACGTTGCAATTGTCGCCGCTGCATCCTGCCGAAATTGAGTTGTTGTTGAAACGGGGAGCCAAGGCGTTGGGCGTGCCCGTCAATTTGCTGAAAAAAAGCCCGCAACGCGCCCCCCCGGATGGGGGTGAAAAGGGGCCTAACTCTGATCATTTTGTCGAGGACTTGAATGCTAAACACGCGATCGTCCCGATTGCGGGGCGCGTGTTGGTGATGAATCAGGAATGGGACCCGGCGCTGATGCGGAATATGGTCACGTTTTCGAGTTCTCAAGATTTACAATTGCGCTATTTCAACCTGAAAACCTGGAGCAAGGGTAAGTTGGCCGATATTGCCTCGGTATGGTTGGAGCATCCTGAGCGTCGGCAATATGAGGGCGTGGTGTTCGCGCCGCACAAGGACACGCCGGATTATTTCAATCTGTTTCAGGGTTTTGGCATTGAGCCTAAGCCTGGCGTTTGCACGTATTTCAAAAAGTTTGTATTTGAGGTGATCTGTTCAGAAGTTCAGGAGCTGTTCGATTATTTGTGGTGTTGGCTTGCGCATTTGTTTCAGAAGCCGGATGAGTTGCCGGGGACGGCTTTTGTTTTACGCGGCAAGCAGGGGGTGGGCAAGAATACCTTTGTCGAGGCGATTGGGATATTGGTTGGGACGGCTCACTATATTCAGTTATCGAATATTTTGCAGGTTACCGGGCGTTTTTCAGGTCACCTGGCAGATTGCCTGCTGGTTTTCGCAAACGAGGCGATATGGGGCGGTGACAAGACCGCAGAGGGCGCTTTGAAGCACATGGTAACCGATCCGATCACGGCGATCGAACGCAAGGGCCGGGATATTATCGCGATGAACAATTACAAGCGGTTGATTGCGGCTTCAAACGAGGATTGGGTCATTCCGCGCGGGCTGGATGACAGGCGCTTTATTATTGCCGATGTGTCTGCCGATTGGAAAGAAAACCATCCCTATTTTGCGAGGATCAAGAAAGAGTTGGTGAATGGCGGTTATCAGGCGCTAATGGCGGAATTGTTGGCGCTGGATTTGACAAACTTTGAACCGCGCACGGTGCCGGAGCATTTGAAGGAGGTGGGTTGGGAGCTGAAGATACGATCTGGGGGGTCGATTGTGCAGTGGTGGTTTTCGGTTTTGTATGACGGATATTTGTGGGAATCGGAAGGTTATGCTGAAGAGCCGGAATGCGTTTGGCCTGAGGAGGAGGTTAAGCGAAAAGTTTATGATCATTATGTGGGATATTGCACTAAGTTGAGAATAATGCATATAGAAAGTGATTGTGTAGTGGGCAAGAAGTTGATGAGTTGGGGGCTTTTTAACGCTGAGCGATCCAGAAACACCGCCGGAAGGAAACGTTCTTACGGGTTTTCTACTTTGCAAGAATGCAGGGAAATATTCTCTAAAATTTGCTCAATTCCGCTGGAGGAATGGGAATAAATCGCAGTCATTGATTTTTACCCTGGACCACCCTGGACCAGTAACCCGCGAATTTCGTGGCTTGGTCCAGGTGGTCCAGGTGGTCCACGTTACAAATTCGCGCGTGCGCGCGAGTGCGCGTTTTTTTTATACGGGGTTATATACCCCTATATAAAACATGCAGACATATATATTACTAATATCATTATTTACTATGGACCATATGGACCATATGGACCAGTAAATATAAGTAATTAATTAATATATCTATTTTTGGTCCATGGTGGTCCAGGGTGGTCCAGGGTAGCGGTAGTTTTCAAAAAACCGGCACATTTGAAGATTTTGGAAAGCCTTGTAGTTCGTGGCTTGGTCCAGGTGGTCCAGGTGGTCCACGGTAGTTTGCAACTTTTTGGTGAGTTAGATGGCAAGCGTAGAAATAATAGGATTATTGTGTGCGGGTTCCATGCGGTATCACGCTTCACTGATGGGCAGGCCAAGCAGTAGCAGGCGCTCCGGTGATCAGTTAACGCGTGATGAGCTGGCAGGTTTGTTGTCTGGGCTGGATGCGGCGTCGATGAATCTGGCGTTTGCAAAGTACGCTGAAGACCGTGAAGCCGAACGGTTGTTGATTGCTCAAGTGCGCGTTTGGGCGGCTGGTGTTGCTGTCAGGGACATGTGGAATATCGTCAGGGGCAGGCCGACGGTGGTTAACATGGCGGCGCTGGCAGTGTTTGAGGTGGTGCGGCCCAATCGTTGCTGTCATTGTTCGGGCGTCGGCTTGAAAGCGAACCGGGTTTGTCCGACTTGCAATGGTTCGGGTTTCAAGGGGTTATCTGACAGCAAAATAAGCGCGGCTATGGGTATCGATAAATCAAACTTTTGCAGGACTTGGCACAGTCGCTATGAGTTGGTTTATCGGCATGTGGCCGACCTGGATCAACGTGTTAATTCCGTGCTGAGAAGATCGAATAAATTGGATGTTGACAACCGCAACGCTTTTGTGTAAATTTTCCCATAATAGCACCTAAGCCCGCTCAGACGCTGAAGACCATGCCAAGATCAGCACCAAGGCCGTGCAATCATCCAGGATGCCCTGCTCTGGTTTACTCGGGCAGTCGATGTGATAAGCATCAAAGGGCAAAGGAGAGCGAGCAGGATCAGCGACGCGGAAAGACAGCGGCGCGTGGCTACGGAAGCAAATGGCGCACGGCGCGTGACTCGCATCTACGTTCACATCCACTGTGTGTGCATTGCGAACAGCGTGGAATCATCACCGCTGCGTTGGTTGTCGATCACATCATCTCTCACAAAGGCGACATGAGCCTATTCTGGGATCGTAACAACTGGCAGAGCTTATGTGCATCGTGCCACAGCATAAAGACAGCCCGTGAAGACGGCTGGGGTAGGGGGGGCAAATCCTTACCGCCTTTAGCCCTGTGACCGTTCGCCCAGCTAAATTTTTAACGAATTTGTTTAAAATACAAAAAGATCCAGGAGATAAAGATGGCAAGGAAGAGTATTTCATCAAAAAGCACGTATCTTTTTTTCGATAATCCCACAAATGATCACTATGCAATGGCTGACGAGCTGCGCCCAGAGTCTATGCTTTATGCGGACGAGCTGGTTATCTGGGACCGGATGACGCCATTATTGGCAATGCTGAATCGGCTGCGGCCGTGGTATATAGATTCCTTGGTTGAGTATTGCCGCGTCGTCGTCACCCTGGCGAAACTGGCTAAATTTTTGCGCGAAAATGGCGAGACCTACGAGGTGGAATCGCGCTATGGTTCGCAGATAAAGAACCGCCCTGAAGTTGGCCAGTTCAACGAGAACAGAAGGATGCTACGGACTTATGTAGGCGATTTCGGCTTATCGCCGGCCACCGAGCATCAATTTGATGCCGTGCAAATGGACTTGATTAACGACAACCCCTTTTTAAACATCCAGCGCCGAGTTAATGAATGAGCCATTTAATCACTCTTCCGGTTGGTTTGTTGAAATTCTGGATTATTCAAACGCCGTCCTTGATGGCAAAAAGTTGGCGGCAAAAACCGAGATAGCAGCCTGTAGACGGTTCTTATCCGATTACCATGCAAGCAATAGCGAACCGGATTATCCGTATCAATTCGATTTTGCAAAAGCCTGGAAGGTCATTGCCTTTATCGAGTTGTTGCCGCACGTCAAAGGCCATTTCGCCGCAAAAATAGGCAAGAACAGCCTGCTGCAATTAAGACCCTGGCAGAAATTCATTATTGCCAATCTATTCGGATGGACACGAAAAGGCACAGGGTTCAGACGTTTTACAACAGCCTACATAGAAATTCCCAGAAAAAATGGCAAGTCAGTGATCGCCGCCGCGATTGGCTTGTACATGCTGACCTCTGATGGCGAGATAGGGGCGGAAGTCTATTGCGGCGCGGGCACGCTCAAACAGGCTGATGAGGTTTTCACCCCGGCGCTTAACATGGTGAAACGGACGCCAAAACTTAAAAGCGCTTACCGGATCATATCCAAAGCTAAGTCAATAAACTGCTTGGATGGTTCAAAATTCGAGCCGGTCATTGGCAAGCCAGGCGATGGCGCAAGCCCATCCTGTGCCATCGTCGATGAATATCATGAGCATGACTCGACCGCATTGTACGACACCATGGTTACCGGCATGGGCGCTAGACAACAGCCTCTCATGTTGGTGATAACCACGGCCGGGGAAAATCTGTTCTCACCCTGTTACGACATGCACAAAGATGCTGTCCGCGTGCTGGATGGCGTCATGGACTGGCCGGAACTGTTTACAGTAATCTACGGACTGGATGACGGCGATGATTGGGCAGACGAGCAGATGTTGATCAAGGCCAACCCGAATTATGGCGTGTCAATCGGGCCTGATTTCATAAAAGCGCAACAAAACCTAGCTAAGAAAAAAACCAACAAGCAAAACTCATTCAAATCCAAACATTTAAACGTCTGGTGCTATGCGAAAAACGCCTATTTCAACGCATTAAACTGGCAACAATGCCACGATCTTAACCTAAACATCAACGATTTTCTCGGTGAAACCTGCTGGATTGGCCTGGACTTGGCAAAAAAACGCGACCTGAGCGCCAAGGTAATAGTTTTTAAGAAAAGCATCGAGGGCCTGATTCATTACTATGTGTTCACTCGGTTTTATCTGCCGGAGGAAACCATCACTTTGCAGGATAATGAAACTCTGGCCACCTTGTACAGCCAATGGCTAAATGACGGCTATATCCAGATCTGTACGGGCAACGAAATGGATTTCGGCATGATACGAGATGACGTAATCGAAGACAGCCATCAGTTTTCCATCGAAGAAGTTCCGCACGATCCGCATGGCGCTATACAAATATCACATGAATTGGCCGATTCGGGATTGCTACCGGTATCGATGCCACAGCACGGATCGACTTATACGTTGCCCATTAACGAACTAGAAGCTGCGATAGATTCCGGGCGTATTCACCATGATGGCAACCCGGTGATGGCGTGGTGCATAGGAAATGTTATTGTTCACGAGTACAAAGGGGGTAACAAAATGCCGGATAAAGCAGATAACGACAGCAAAATCGACGGCGCTTCGGCATTGCTGATGGCGTTGGCTAGAGCGATGACTATAAACCCCACCATTGTTATCGGCTCCGACTACGAACTTTTAGTGTGCTGAATTGAATCTACTCGCCTACAACCTTACCAATCTGCTCGGCCTGGTGCTCATCCTGACCGGCTCTATTCGGTTGTACGGCATTGATTTAGGCTTGATCATCAGCGGCGGGGTTCTCATCGCGCTGAATATGATCACGCTAGCCATCGCCATCAGACTACGGAATCGGTAAATTAATGTTTTTAACAGGATTTAGCGCCTCCGAAGATCGCTCGCCCTGGTCAGATTGGTGGTTTGAGCCCGTTGGCGTCAATAGTTTGTCAGGCGTTCGCGTCACCGCCGACACCGCGATGCGTGTTACCGCCGTTTTTGCCTGTGTCGCCGTGCTGTCTGAGTCGTTTGCGATCTTGCCGCCGGTGCTTTACCAGCGCAATGGCCGCAAAAAAAAGCAAATTACCAACCATTGGCTCTATAATTTACTGGCCAAACGCCCAAATCGTTACCAAAACGCCTTTGAATGGCGCGAAATGATGCAAGGGCACCTTGCACTAAGGGGTAACGCTTATAACCGCGTCATCGCGAATTTTCGCGGCCAAATAACCGAATTATTGCCGATTAATCCGGATGCCATCAGCATACAGATTGACGCCAAAGGCGATTACAACTACAAAGTCAAAAACCGCGACGGCACCGAAGATATTTTTGCCCGTGGCGAAATCTGGCACCTGAAAGGCCTTTCACCTGACATTTATCGGGGTTACAGCCCGATAGAACTGGCGCGTGATGCCGTTGGCATGGCCATATCGGCGCAAAACTACGGTGGCAAGTTCTTTGCCAACGACGCCAAGCCCGCCGGTGGCTGGATAGAATTCCCCGGCTCGTTCAAAGACCGCGAAGCCCGTAAAATATTTCGTGAAACCTGGCAGGAAATGCAAGCCGGTGGCAATCGCGGCAAAACTGCCGTACTCGATCAGGGCATGCAATACCACGAAATAGGCATTAACAACACCGATGCGCAATTCCTTGAAAGCCGAAAATTCAGCGTTGAAGACATTGCACGCCTGTTTCGCGTGCCCCCGCATCGCATTGGCCACCTCGAAAGATCAACGAACAATAATATTGAATTTCAAGGGCTGGAATTCGTCACCTACACCATGGCCCCTTGGGCGGAACGCTGGGAGGCGTCCATCGAAGCGGAATTGTTGCCGGAAGAAGACGGCGATTTATTCCTTGAATTCGATTTTGCCCGTCTGCTGCGGGGCGACTCCAAGTCCCGCGCGGCTTTTTACCAAAGCTCAATACTAACTGGCTGGATGAGTCGTAATGAAGCCAGGGAAGCCGAAAACATGGACCCACTGGACGGCCTGGACGAGCCTTTACGGCCGCTCAACATGGTTGAAGAGTCCGATGCTGAAGATCTGGAAGACGAAAACGAACCCGCCGAACCCAAAAACGAAAACGAAAACGAACCAAAAAACGGGAAGTTATTGCACACCTCCGAATGATTCAAGGTAGGCCCGCACTTCGGAAGCGATCATGGATGAGCGCGACCCCCCAGTGGAGTCGCGTAACGAAGTGGAGCGCGGA